CGCTCAATGAGCGGCTCGGCGTGCGCGACGATTTCGGCGCCGAACGCCGCGCCGCCGATATCGCCGCCTATGGCGTGGAACTCGACCGGCTGCGCGGCGCCTATTCGCCGCTCTTCGCGCTCGAGGACCGCCATCTCGCGACGCTCGCCGAGATTTCCGACGCCGCCCGCAAGGGCGCGATCAGCTATTCCGAGGCGGCCAATGCGGTCGATCGGCTCTCCGCCTCCTATGAGAAGCAGCGCGGCGCGGCGGTCGCGCAGCTGCAGTCTCCGCTCAATGACAGGCTCGGCGTGCGAGACGATTTCGGCGCCGAGCGCCGCGCCGCCGATATCGCCGCCTTCGGAGCCGAGCTCGACGGGCTCGAGGCGAAATATGCGCCGCTGCGCGCGGCCCAGAAGGCCTATGAGCTCGAGCTGCGGGAGATTCGGCAAGCCGAGCACAGCGTCGCCCTCTCCACGGATGAGACATCCGCCGCCGTCGAGCGCGCGAGGGTCACCTATACGCGCCGGCTGAAAGCGATTTCGGACCTCGACAAAGCCGGGTCGGGTGGGCTCTCGCGCTGGGATATTATCGACGCGCAGCGCCAATTACAGGACATAGGCGTATCCCTCGCCGGCGGGCAAAATCCTCTCCTCGTCGGGATGCAGCAGCTCCCCCAGCTCTACGATATTGCGGCGCGCCAGCCGGAAGGGGCAATCCCGACGATCCGCCGTTTCGGCGCCGCATTAACGGATTACGCCACGCGCCCCGTCACATTGCTGACGGCGGGTCTCGTCGGGCTGACTGCTGCGGCTTATCGCTACACGGATCAGCAAGAAAAGCTCAATCGCGCGGTCAACGGCATGGGGCGCTTCGCAGGCGTCTCGCCGGAGGATCTGCGGGCGATCTCGGACCGCGCCTCCCGCTCGGGCGCGCTGTCTCAGGGGCAATCGATCGAGGCGGCGGCGCAATATGCGCAGGCGGGCGTCGGCGGAGAGAATCTCTCGATCCTGCTCGGCGACACCCGCCGCTTCGCCCATGCCTTCGGCCTCGACCTCGCCGCCGCGCAGACGGAAATCGCGCAGATCGTCTCCGGAGACGGACTCGGCGCGCTGGAGCGGCGATTCGGCGCGGTCTCCGCCGCGACGCGGCAATGGGTCGATCATCTCGAGAAGAGCGGCCGCTACGCGGAGGCGGCGGCCGTCAAGACCTCCCTGTTCCATGAAGAGACTAAAAAGGCGAGGGACGCGGCCGGCCTATTGACCAGAGCGGGGGAATGGCTGGCGGCCATCCCTGGCGACGCCGCGAATGGAGCCGCCGTTCTCGGCCGCGTGCTTACGGACAGCTATCTGCCGCGGCCGAGAACGGTCGAGCTGCCGCGCCCGGCGGATTCTCTCGGCGGCCCTACCTCCGGCGGGTCGATCCGGGACTACGAGCGCCGCCTCGGTCTCACGGCAGAAGAAACAGCGGCGCAGCGAGAGCGCCGACTCGCCGATCTGCGGCGCGGCTCCGGCCTCGCCGAAGCCGCGATCGATCAGCTCACGCCCGAGGATCAGCAAAGGCGGCAGCTGCAGACGCGCTATGACGCCATCCGGCCCTTCACCGAAACCGCCGAAGCGCTGGCGATGCTCGGCGACCGCGCCGAGCAGGCGCGCGACGTGTTCGAGCGGCTCGGCGCGGCGCTCGAGGATTTCGAAACGCCCGCCATGCGGATGCGGCGAGACAATGCGCTCGCCGTGCGCTCGATCGGCGCCTATGGCTTCGATGCGCGCGCGGATGTCGCCGCCGAACAGGCCAGGCGCGCGAATTTCCGCGAGACCTTCGACAGGGATCGCGCCGATCTCGCCGCCGAGGGCGCGCGGCTCACCGCTCTCGCCGAATCGCGCCGGACGCTCGACGAGATGGCGCGCCAGTCCGAGGACCGCGCGCAGCTGCGCGGTCTCTCCCCCGAGGCCGCGGCGCGCCGCGAGATCGATCTGCGCTATCGACGGCTCGGCGAGCAGCTGACGCCGGCCGGCGAGGAAGGCGCGACCTTCCGGGCGCGCCTCGAGGCGATGCGCCGCTCCGAGATCCTCGATCGCCAGTCGCAGAGCGCGCTCGGCTCGCTCGATCGCGCCCGCCCCGACCTCGCCGAGCTGCGCAATCTTGCCGAGGCGCGGGACGCGCTGCGGGACTTCCTCTCGGACCCGCAGGGGCTCGCCGCGCTCGGGCCGCGGGCGGATGAGGCGCGACAGGCGCTCGCCAATCTCGACAATCGCCTCGCCATCTGGCGTCCGCAGGTCGAGACCATCGCGCAGGATGCGGCGCTCGCAGCGCAGGCGACGGAGGCTTACACCTTCGGCCAGCGCGCGCTGGTCGCGCAGCAGCAGGCCTGGCTGCAGGTGATGCGCCAGACAGGCGACGCGACGCTGGCGGCGACGACCGCGGAGAAGGCGCGCGTCGAGATGATCGCGCAGGGCAATCGCGCGGCCGACGACATGCTGCGCCAGGCGCGGAACGAATCCGCCCTCATCGGCCTCACGCCCTATGAGGCGGGCCGCGAGCGCATCCGCCAGGAGGCGCGCGATTTCCGCGCGCAGAACGTCCCGACCGGCCGGGAGGCGGATTATCGCTCCTCCTTGCCGCCGGCGGTGCTCTCTCCGATCCAAATCGGCTTCCAGACGGCCGGGGACGCGGCGGCTCGGCTCGCCGATGCGCTCGACGGCGCTGCGAGCCGGATCGGCGCCGGCGTCGGCGGCTCGACCGGGCGCGGCGGAGCCGCCGCGCCGGCGGCGCTCCCCACATCATCGCCCGGCGCCGTCTCGGCGAGCGACCCGCGCGGGCTATCGGGCTTTATCCGTGAGCGGGCGGCGGCGAATGGGCTGAATCCGGACGCCGTGCTGCGCATAGCCCGATCGGAGGGCCTGTCCGAGTTCTATGGCGATCGCGGCACGTCTTTCGGCGCGCTGCAATTGCATGTCGGCGGCGGGCTCGGCGATGATTTCCGGCGACAGACGGGGCTCGACCCATCCGACCCGCGCAATGAAAAGGCAGGGATCGACTGGGGCTTGCGATGGATGCGCGACCATCGCACGGTCGAGCCCTGGCACGGCGCGGCGCGCGTCGGCGTGACGAATGCCGATGTGTTCGGCCCCGGCGGCGGGGCGCCGCAGGAGATCGTCTCGCGCGCGGGGCCGGTCAGCCGCGACGCCGAGGCGGAAAGGCTGCGCTCCTATGACTGGTCGCAGATCGGCGCGCAGATCCAATCGCTCGACGCCGAGATGCAATCACATGTCCGCATGCTCGACATGCAGCGCGGCGCGCTCACGGCCAGCGATGCGACCTTGCAGGGTCTGACGGAGGCGCAGCGGCTCTACAACCACTATGCCGAGCAGAATATCGATGTGGAGAACGCGACCGTCACGGTGAAGCGCGACGGCGTGCTCACCACTGTGCGCCTCAAGGACGCCATTCTCGACCATGGCCGCGCCGCCGCCGAGGCGGCGCAGGCCGAGGAGGATTTCCAGCGCCAGCGCCGCCGCTATATCGGCGAGCTGGACCTTGTGCGCGGCGCTCTCTCGGACACCGGCTCCGGCGTGGTGAAGGCCTGGGCGCATGGCGAGGATGCCGGCGAGGCGGCGCGCAACGCGCTGCGCTCGGCCGGAGATCGCGCGATCGATTTCAGCTTCGGGCAAATATCGGAATGGCTGCTCGGGCCGCAGGGTTCGACCAGCACGGGCTGGCTCGGCTCGATACTGGGGATCGGCGGCGGCGAGAAATCCGTCGCGACCATGAATGTCAAGGGCGGGGTCGTGAACGTCTCCGGAGCCGGGGGCGGGGTCATTCCCGATCTGCTCGGCGGGAAAGGCGGCGGCGTCCTCGGCGATATCGTCTCGGGGATCGGCGGGCTGCTCGGCGGCCTTTTCAAATTCGAGGCGGGCGGGGTCATGACGAGCGCCGGCGCGCTGCCGCTGCATCGCTATGCGTCGGGCGGGATCGCCGATCGGCCGCAGCTCGCCCTCTTCGGCGAGGGGCGCGACCGGGAGGCCTATATTCCGCTGCGTGATCCGCGCGGCATTCATGTGCGGCTCGATCCGCCCTCCCGCCCCGGCGAGGCGCCGCGGGCGCATGTGGCCCTGCCGGACGGGCGCGGCATTCCTGCTTTTCTGACCGGCATGGGGATGCGCCAGGATGCGCGCCGCGACGGTCGCTCTATCGACGGATTCGACCTCGCGGCGGCGCTGCGCGGCGGGCGCGTCTCCGCCTTCGCCGAGGGCGGCATGATGACGAGCGCCGGCCCGGCGCCCCTGGCCTATCAGGGCCCCTCGACCGCCGCGCCGCGCGACATGCCGCCGCTGCGGCTCTCTTCCGCCGGCGCGAGCGCGGCGGCGGCGGGCGGCGGCCGCAGCGATCAGCGTCCGATCCGGGTCGAGGTCGTCGACGGGCGCGGCGGCAATAAGGTCGAGGTCGCCTATGCGACCCACGACGAGGTGCGCCTGATGATCTCGGCCAATAATTCCGCGGTGGCCGAAAAGCAGCAGCATGCGAGCCTCAAGAGCTGGTGAATGGCCTATGATCCGACGATCATCCATTGGCCGCGGCTGCTCGCGCCCCATTCCGTGGGCTGGGGGCTCGCCGGCGGCGCCGAGAGCGGGCCGCAGCCGCTCGTCGGCCCGCCGCAGACGAATTTCGCGCCGTCCGGCGCCCTGCGCATGCACATGCGGCTCGCCGTCTTCGACACGGCGATCGGCAACAGCCGCACGCCCGTCGCCGGCCGCGTCCATGCGATGCTGGCGATCCGCATGGGCGCGCTCGATGTCGGCGCAGCCCTCTATATGCCCATGTTCGCCTGGCGCCGGGGCCCGCGGGCCCGCGCCGGACTGTCGCTGTTCGGCGATGTCTCGAGCTTCTCGGACGGCGGGACATTCTCGGACGGCTCGAGCTTCGCGCCGAACGCCGGCGACGCCCTGGTCGCGGTCGCCGCCGCGGGCGGATCCTGGCGGGTCACGATCGAGCTTTTCTCGGCGATCGAGCCGACGGCGGGCGATCCGGTCGGGTTCGGCGATTGCGATCGCTGCTATTTCATCACCGGCGTCTGGACCGTCGACGGCTATCCGACGCGCCGCGAGCTGCGACTCGATCGCCCGCTGCGCGAGGCGGTCGCGGTGAGCGATCATGTCGAATTCGCCGATCCGATCTGTCGCATGACACTGATGGCGAGCTCGCGCGGCGCTCTGGTCGATCTCGAGCGCGGCTTCAAGGGCGACGCCGATCTCGACTTCATCGAAGCCTATTGGTGAGCCGTGGCGTTTTTCGACGAGGCCGAGGCCGCCGCGCTCGCCGGGGAATCCGTCGCCATCCGCTGGGGCGTCCTCTTGCATTGCGCGAGCGGCGATCTCGCGCTTTCCGATTGCATCGGCTCTGTCGACGCGAGCGCGTTCGGCGGCCCGGTGTTTCTCGGTCTCGGCGCGCTCGGCGCCGTCAATGACGAGATCGAGATCGGCTCGACCGCGCCGACCGGCGCCGTCAAGCTCACTCTCTCGGGCCTCGACGAGCGAGCATTCGAGCTGATGATCGATCAGCAGACGGAAATCTGGGGGCGCAAGGCGCGGCTCTATTATCTCATCTTCGCTGGCGCGCCGGAGTGGCGGCTGATCGCGGCGAAGCGGCGGCGGACTCTCATCATGGACACGATGGAGCTCGAGGTGGCGCTCGGCGAAAAAGGCGCGGTCGCGGCGATCAACCTGACCTGCCAGCCGATCACATCCGGCAAGTTCCGCGCGCCCTGGCGCATGCTGACCGATGTCGACCAGAAGAACCGCTATCCCGGCGATCGCTCCTGCGAGCGCGTGCAGGCGCTCACGCAGGCGCAGCCGATGATCTTCGCGCCGCAGTGACGTGAAAAGACGATGATCCGCGTCGCCGATTTCGTCCATGCCTTCGAGGCGGGCCCGGACACGCTCTGCTGCGAGGTCGTGCTCGCTTTTCTGCGCGCGAGCGGCCGGGTCGCGGGCGATATCCCGCGCGCCGAGCAGCGCGCGCTGTTCGCGCATTGGGGGGCGCTGCGGGCCTTGCAGATTTGCGGAAAGCGTCTCGGCTTCCGGCTCGAGCCGCCGGGCGCGCTCTGCGAAGGCGATGCGGTTCTGCTGCGCGCCGCGGCGATCGGCGTCCCGCATGTCTGCGGGCTCGTCGGCGAAGGCGGCGCAGCCGTCTTCGTGAAGGCCGGCGACGGGACCGCGATCATCACCGCATTCGACGCGATGCGCGTCGCGAGGTTCGGCTGAATGCCGGCGATCATCCTGCCGATCATCACGCCGCTGCTCGGCCTCGTCGGAGTCAGCGCCAGCGCCACCATCCTCGGCACGTCGCTGACGATCGGCGCGCTCGTCTCCAATGTCATCGCCGGCGCGGTGATCTTCGGCGCCGAAGCGCTGATCGGCGCGGGGCAGCGGCGCCGGCCGGCGCTGCCGATCCCGCAATCCTCGGTCGCGCGGGAAGAGGAAGCGCAGGACATCCCGCCCTGCATCTGGGGCTATGGCCGGCGCCGCATCGGCGGAAAGCTGCTGCTGCGCGAGTGGAAGAGCGGCGGACGCGTCTTCTATTCCCGGGTGGTCTCCTGCCGGGCGGTCGGCGGGATCGACGCGCATATCATCGACAATGAGACGCTCACCGTATCCGAGGGCGCGACGATCGAGCCCGTCGAGGGCGTCGGCGGCTATTATTCGAGCGCGGTCGATTGGGAAGATTCCGATATCGTCTGGCCGAACGACGGGATGAAGCATGGCGATTACATCGCCTATTCATGGGACAAGCTGCAAGGGCCGGTGCCTTATGTGTCGGGAACCGGGCCATTCGGCTTTCTGGAATTCCGCAATGCGTCTGCGGACGGCCACGTCTCCAAGCTGCTGACGCATTATCTGCCGGAAATATGGACGGCGGAATTTCATCGCTGCAAGGGTCTCGCATGCGTCCATACCAAATGGGGCACGGTGGGTCTCAAGACCCATATGGAGCATTTCCCCAACTACTTCCCGCGCCATTCCACGGTGGTGAGGCAATCTCGGGTCTATGATCCGAGAGACGCGGGCCAATCCTTTTTCCAGCTGGTGACGGGCGAATATTCGACCGAGAACCCCACCTGGGAATATAGCGAGAACCCGGCGCTGCAAATCGCCGATCTCTTCACATTCCCCTATGGGTTCAACAAGAGCTACGACGATATTCTCTGGGATAGCTTCGCGACCGCGGCGAATGATTGCGACCGTCTGGTCGCCACGCGGGACGGCGGAACGCGGCCCTTTTCCCGCGCCCATGTCGCCGCATCCTCGACCGATGAGCTGCGCGACATTCTCGGCGACCTGCTCGCCGCCTGCGACGGCCAGATTTTCGAGGATGCGGATGGGCGCATCGGCCTGTGGATCGCCAAATGGGAGGAGCCGACGGTCACCTTGACCGAGCGGCACATCTCCTCGCTGAAGGTCCAGCGCGGCAATTCCGTCTATGCCGATGTGAACGAGCTCGTCGTCCGCTACACCGAGCCGCGCCTCGGCTATGCGTTCAATACCGCGGTGCTCGTCCAGGATACGGAATCGATCGCGCGTGTCGGGCTGCGCTCGCAGCCGCTCGATCTCGAGGCGGTGCAGGACCCGGAGCAAGCCTATGCGCTAGCGACGCGCGCCCTGCGGCGGAAGAACACGCCGCTGAAAGTCACGGCGACGGGGCCGCTGCGCATGATGATCGCCGATGGCGAGCGCGTGGTGAGGCTCGATCTCCCGCGTTGGGGCGTCACTGGCGTGTTCCGCGTGATGAGCTTGAAGCGCGTCGGCGCAGCGATTCAGGGCGAGTTCCATCTCGTCACCGAGGACATGTTCGAGGATGTGATCCCGCCGAGCGACGCGCTCAACGCCGAGCTGCCGGGCGTAACGCTGCTCGACACGTCGCTGCCGCCGACGCCAGACGCGCCGCTCGTGTCGGAGGACCGGGCCGACCCCGATGGCGCGCGCATTCTCGCGATCGCGCGCTTCGGCGGCGCGCCGGCGCCGGAGAATGACACGCTGAGCTTCACGAAATTCCGCTCGCGCGCGGTCGATCCGACCACGCATGCGCCGATCGGCTCCGGCGAGTGGACAGTGTGGCCCGGCTCGACGGCGCTGTCGCTCTATTCGGCCATGTCGGAGGTTCTGGTGGCCGCCGGCGCCGCGGGCCAGACATTCGAGGTGGTCTGCTGGATGGTCGCGCCGCGCGGCGTCGCCGGCGACATGTCGGCGTCCTCGTTCATCGCGATCGGCGGCGCGGTGACCTTCTCCAGCACGAGCATCAAATTCTCGTCGACGACGACGAAATTCTCTTCCGACTGACCATCTCACCACCGCAAGGACGATGACATGATCAACCGCCTGCTTCGCGGCGCGCTCGCCTGCGCGTTCGCTCTCATGCTGGCCGGAGCGCCTGCGCCGCGCGCCGCGCAGCAGACGATCGACCTCGGAACCGCCGGGGATCCGAACACAGGCGACACGATCTATTCCGGCGGAGGCAAGATCAACGCCAATTTCACCGAGCTCTACGGCCGGGCCGGCGCGAAGATCACGACATTCTCGGCGTCGGGCACATGGACCCGGGATGCTCGGGCCATCTTTGTCGATGTGATCCTGTGGGGCGCTGGCGGCGGCGGCGGGTCGGGCGCGCGGCAGGTCTCCGGCTCGGCGTCCTCGGGCGGCGGTGGTGGCGGCGCAGGCTTCATTCAGCGGGCGAGATATACAGCCGCCGAGGCCGGCTCGTCGCAGACAGTGACGATCGGCGCGGCCGGCACGGCTGGCGCCGCTCAGACGGCAGACAGCACCGCGGGTAATGATGGTGGGGCAGGCGGAAACAGCTCCTTCGGCTCACTCGTCATGGCGCGGGGTGGTGGCGGTGGAGCAGGCGGCGGATTAGGGATCGGCTCCGGCGGCGGATCGTCGGGCGGCATGGCGGCGGCGGCTGTCGCTGGCTCCGGAGCTACAGGCGGCACGACTACTACATTGGGTGCAGCCAATGGCGGCTCGGCGACAACAGGAGCATCGAACACGGTCGCCGGCGGCGGCAGCGGCGGTGGCGGCGGCGCGTCGGGCGGTGCTGGCGGAGCCGGCGGCGGGGCGGCCTATGGCTCCTCCGGCGGCGGTGCAGGAGGCGGTATATCCTCCGGCGGCGCAGCGGCAGCGGGTGGTAATGGTGGTCTCCTCACCAGGACGGGCTCGGGCGTTTTAGCGTCCGGCGGCGGAACGGGCGTCGCCGGCGGAGCTGGCTCCAACACGTCGTTGACGACCGGGCCGATCGATGTTGGCGGCACGGGCGGCGGCGGCGGCGGCTCCCATGCCACGACGCCCGGCGCCGGTGGAGCGGGCGGCGTAGGCGCTGGCGGCGGCGGCGGCGGAGCTTCGCAGAACGGGGCGAATTCTGGCGCCGGCGGAGCGGGCGGCGCGGGCCAGGCCGTCGTGATCGAATATTTCTGAAGCGGACTCGATCGGAGACCATCACCATGACGCAACATCGTCTCGGCGGCGCGCTCATGCGCGCGCTCGCCTGCGCCCTGATGATCGTCGCCGCGCTCGGCGCGGCGCGCGCGGATCAGATCACCACCGATGCGCGATCGATCTGGCGCGATTATTCCTCGGACGGGATCCCGACCAGCGGCCTCTGGAATCCGCGCAAGGGCGAGATCAGGGCATGGGGCGCGCTCGTCGGGTCGAGCATCACGGCGCTCGAAGGCGCGCAGACCGGCGGCGCGCTCGCCTTCGCGACCAAGGCGACGCTCGACACGTCGCTCGCCTATGCAGCGAACACGATGGCCTTCGTGTTCGCCGACACGACGAACAACAATGGCGTCTATGCGAAGAGCGGCGCGTCGGGTTCCGGCTCTTGGACGAAAGTCTCGACGCTCGTCTATGGCCCGCAGCCGACATTCACGCTCGGAAGCGTCACGCGCACGGCCTGCAACACCGATCCCACGGCTTCGGTCGGCGGAACCGCGCTCGCCCCGACGCTGAACTTCTCGCTCCCTGACTGCGACATCAATGTCACGGTCGGAACCGTCGCGTCGACGGGCTGTGGCGCGTCGCCGACCATCACCAAGAGCGGCAATGATTGGGCGCCGGCCTTCAATTTCACGCTGCCGGATTGCAGCGCCGCGGTCGGCGGGCTTGCCTATAAGGGCACATGGAACGCAGCGACGAATTCTCCGTCGCTCTCCGCCGGCAGCGGCGCGGTCGGAGATTATTACATCGTCGCGACGGCAGGCTCGACGAGCCTCTCCGGCGTCTCGACTTGGGCCGTCGGCGATTACCTCATCCGCTATTCGAGCGGCTGGCAGCGCGTCGCTTTTTCGGCGCTCGGCGCCTCGGAATATGGAACCAAGGCTGAATTCGTGTCGGCGCTCACCTCGATGACGGGCGTCACGGCGGGCCGGGTCGTTCGTGTGCGCAATGTCGTCGCGCCGGGCGTCGGCTATTCGAGCTGCGGGCTGACCTATATCGCGGCGTCCTCTTCGACCGGAATTTACGGCGAGGTGAACGGCGCCGGCTATTATTGGCAGCCGCAATATTCGACGAGCCCTGTCGAGGCGTGCCAGTTCGGCGCGATCGGCGACGCCTCCTATTCTTGGGCCGGCAACAGCGTCACTGCGACTGCGACGGCGGGGAACGCGACGATCACCGTCGACTCCACCACCTCTCTTTCGGCGGGCATGGCGTGCTTGTCTGTGCGCTGGCATAGCGAGAATTCGACGGTTCCTCTCGCGAGCGTGAAGACGATTTCGTCGGTCGGCTCCGGCACGATCACGCTTTCGACGACGCCGACGCGAAGCGGAACGGGGCGCATCGCCTGTTACAATCGAGTCAATTCGACGACTGTTTCCGGGACCGATTCTTACGGCCCGATCCAAGCGGCGATCGACTACGCCAGCTCTTTGGCCGTCCGCGCTGCGAAAGTCCACATCGCCAACGGGAAATATAAGCTCTCGCAGGGACTCATGGTCGGCTACGGCTATGACGGCTATTCGCAGATGATCGTCTATGGCGACGGAGCGGTCTATCACGATTTGCTCGGCACGTTGTTCTATTGCCTCGACACGACGCGGCCTTGCGTCAACGTTCAGGGCACGCGCAACACCGGCGTGACGGACATCGCGCTCATCGGCGCCAATCTCGGCTGGGGATATTGGGGGGCATTCGCGCAGCAATATTCCGTCGCGAACTCAAACTATCCGTCGGCAGATCGCGTCGACTATATCGCTCAGGACCTAAATGCGAGCGGCTCGACGCCCGGCGGGCTGCAACCGCATGCGCCACTCATCGGCTTCTGCGTCGACTGCTATAGGGGCTCGGCGAATACGGACAGATATGCCGATTACACAACTCCGGCGTCGCAATATGCCGGTGCTGCTCCGTCCGGGTCCTATGGTCGCGGCGCGTCGTCGCACGCCTATTTCCACCACGTGAATGCGATCGGGTTCGGCGTCGGCGTCGGCGGAACGATGAATGGCGACGGAAACGGGGATTTTATCGAGGTCCATGACGCCGAGTTCTTCTACGAGCCGGTCGGACTGGCGGTTGTCCACACACAGTCGCGAAGCCTCGACATCGAGCGCATCCGCTTCAACGGCGTCCATACTGTTTTCACCAATACAGGCTTCGGCGTCAATAGCGGACGGTGGGGGACGACGATCAAGAACGCGAGCGGCTCGACCACCTATCAGGTCTTCGAGTTCAACGCTGCCCCCGGCTTGGAGACAGTCATCTTTCAAAATCTCTATGTCGAGGTTCTCGCGCGGCTCGGGAAGTTTGCGAATACGTCCGCCACGGCTCCGGATTTGATGTTCCTCGGCGGGGAGATCACGCGCGGGTCGAATTTGGGCCGCCTCGTGCCGGCGTCGCTCATCGAAACGATCAATACCGTTCACATCGTCTTCGATGGGTTCATGATCGCAGATGACGGAAAACAAATGATGACGCTGGCGTCAGGGGCGAATGACGCGATCGAATACAGGGCCGGAAGAATAAGGTCGATGAATTTCTACACCGGCGGTGACGCAGCCATAGCGAAAGCGGTCAACTATACGGGAGGATTAGTTATCGGCAGGTCGCTCTTCCATGCAAATAACTTTCGATTGCCGAAGTTCGGCAAGATCGAGGTGACGAAATGCAGCGCAGACGGGACGGACTGCACGCAGCGCCGCCACGCCGGCAACGACATTGTCTACGGCGCCGCAGAGAGCCGGCCGCCAATGACGCAATTCGCGACCGGGTTCCGCGACACCAACGGGAAACACTGGACATTCGATCTGCCGACGTTCGGCTATCTCGACCCGAACAGCACGTCCTATGTGCCGGCCGGCGGCGCGATGAGCTGGACGGGCTGCGACGTGGCGACATTCAAGCTGAAGGGCACGTATACGTTTGCGCCGGTCGCCGCCGTGAAGACGCCCGGAACGATCATGCATCATTCGAGCGGCACGAATTTCGTCGTCACTGCGGTCGGCGCTGCGGACGGGAACGGTGACTACCCTATCACCGTCAAGCAGATGAATAACATGGTGGTGGACTTCAACCAGGACTGCCTTTCCTCCACGCATCCCGACATGGCGGGGTCGTGGTTTATGGTCGCTAGCCCTGTCGATCTGTGGAATCTTCCCTTCTACGGCGACTTCACCGCAGGCTCGGCCAATGTCACGAATGTCAAGCGCGGCAATGACGGCTATGCAGGCCATCTCGCGACCTACATCGCAGCCGGCGACAAGATTTGGGGGCCGGCCGTCGGCAATAACGCCTATTCGCCATGGCCGGCGAACGATAATGCAGTGCTCACGGTCTCCAGCGTGACCGCCGGGTCGCCGGGCTCGATCACATTGACGAGCAATGCGACCTATTCATGCACGCAATGCCCGATCTTCCCCTACAAGCTCGTGCCGGGAGGTTTCTGATGACGAGATTGATTCTAACGGTCTCCGCGCTCTGCGCATTTGCCGGCGCTGCGGCGAGCTCCGAGTTGGCGCACGAGGCCGATGACAAGGTCTTCGACGGCAAAATGGCGATCGGCGCCGACGGCCGCTTGCGCCTCGCGCATGGCGAGACGATCGACAGCGCCGTCGACCACGTGTCGAAGAGCATACGGTCGACGGCGCTGGAGATGGCCTGCGCGACGCCGGCAGCGCAATATTACGCGCCCTTCGCCGCGTCCGGAGCCACGGCGACGGGCGAGCGATGGGAGCTGCGCGTCACGCTGCGCGGCGCCCCGCTGCTCGTCAATGTGAGCGACCCCGCCCTGCGCGAGCTCGCGGAAAAGCTCGCGGCGCGCATCGCGTGCAAATAGCGGCGCCCGCGCCGAGCAATCACGATCGGAGACCAGACTATGACCGCGAGTCACATCGACCCGCGCGCGATCCAGCGCGCGCTAAACATGCACGGCGCTAATCTATTGGTGGACGGCAAGATCGGATCGAGGACGCTCGACGCGATCGCTGCGGCCGTCCGGCGCGAGGACCGCGAGGCGGCGCATTGGCCGGAGGACCGGCTGCTGATCGCGTTCGAGCAGATCATGCTGCGCGACGGGGCGCTCGACCCGGGGCCGATCGATGGCGTCATGGGGCCGAAGACACGCAGGGCGCTCGAAGCATGGGCGAGCAAGCCGGGGTCAGCGGATGCGGCGCCCGCAACTGTCCCGGCCGCGCCGATGAGCTTCTCCGGCCCTGCTCGACGCCTCACGCCCGAGGATATCGCCGCGGCCGCCAAGTCGATCGGCTGCGAGGTCGCCGCTCTGCGCGCCGTCATCGGCGTGGAGTCGCGCGGCTCCGGATTCGACGCGCGCGATCGGCCGATCATCCTGTTCGAGCCGCATGTCTTCTATCGCCAGCTCGAGAAGCGCCCGCGTGCGACCTATGACCAGGGGCTCAACCGAGCGGTGATGGCGGGGCTGGCTTATAAGGCGTGGCGGCGCGGCAATTATCCCGGCGGCTCCACGCTGCAGCAGTCGGACGCCAATTATGCGCGCCTCTCGCGCGCGATGGCGATCCATCCGGAATCGGCGTTCCGCGCGATCTCGATCGGCATGGGGCAGGTGCTCGGCGAGAATTTCGACGCCGCCGGATTTTCCAGCGCGATCGCGATGTTCGAGGCGGCGAAGGAGAGCGAAGCCGCGCAGCTCGCGCAGATGCTCGGCTTCATCAGGGAGAACCATCTCGACGACGATATCCGCGCGAAGCGATGGACGACATTCGCCCGCGGCTATAACGGCTCCGGGCAGGTTGTGATGTATGCGGAGCGGCTCGCGCAGAGCTATCGATCCTTCGCATGATCCGCTCCTTCCTCGGCCGCGCCGGCGCCTGCGCCGTCGTGGCGATCTGGCTCGCCGGCGCGGCGCTCATTGCGATCGGCGAGAGGCTCGGGCGGCCGGCGAGGCGGTGATGACGCCATAGAAGCCCGGAAGGGAAAAGGGCAGGTCATCGCGAATAGCCTTCGCGTCCGCCTGCGTAAGCCCGCGCGCGGCGTGCGCAATGAAGCGATGCGTGTCGATTTCATAGATGTCGACGCCGAATGCCCCCCGAGAAAGTCGCTGCGGCGATCGCGATCTCAGCATATTCCGCATGTCAGTCTCCACGTTGATGAAAATCGAGAGAGCGACTCGGGCGGGCGGCGCCGAGCAGTGTCCCGCAATATCGTCGCGACCATACCATTTTGCCGACGCCGGCAAAATGGCCGTATCCGCGCCGGGCGGCTCCCGGCAACCTCGAAAATGGTGACCAATGAAACACGCTCTCGCACTCGCGGGCGCGGCGACCCTCGTCGCATGCGCCTCCGCCGCCGTCGCCGAACAGACAGTCTCCTTCGTTCTCCCCGACCATCCGCCGAGCAATCTGGTCGAATGGATGCGCCTCGCGCTCGAGCTCTCCGGCGCGGCCTCGATGATCGTCGCCTGGCTGCCGCAGGGCCGCGATGGCGGATGGTGGGACAAGACCCGCACGGCGCTCAACTGGATCGCGCACAATTACCGAAACGCCAGGAACCAGCGGCTCGTCTGACCGGCGACTGTCGACTGCCGCTCGACAGCTGCGGCCCGCGCCGGGCGGTATCCCGGCACTCTCCTCGAAAAGGTGCCTCATGTTCCCGTTCCTCGTCGTCTTCGGCGCGGCGCTCTTCGTCGCGGCCGGATATGTCCTCGCCGCCGTCGCGGTCGTGCATGGCCCGGCGCTCGGCTTGCGCCTCGCGCGGCTCTCGATCCGCGGCTGCGGCGTCTTTTTCCTCGGGTTCGTTTCGCCGTCCGGGCGCGTGGTCGCGCGCGTCGGAGCGATCGCCCTCGCCGCCGCGCTAGCCGCGGCCGTCGTCAGCGCCGTCTCCGCGGCTCATGCCAAGCCGCTGATGCGCGAGCCCGGCGATATCGTCTATCTGCCCTCAATGGCCGTCCGCGCCGATGGGCGGCTCGCCCTGGCCGATGGCGCGACGCTCTCCGACGCAGCTCGCGCTTATGCCGGCCCACGCGGCTATTGGGCGTCCGAGTGCCCCGCGACTCTGCCGGGGTGGCGCATGGCGGTGGATTGGCATGGCGTCGACGCGGTCCATCGTCCGCTCTGGCGCGCCAGCGTCTCCGGCGCTGGCGTCGTCGAGCTCTCGGGGCTGGGCCCGGCCGAGGCCGACCCGCTGCGGGCTTTCCTCGAGGAGCTGGCGCAGCTGGTGCGCTGCGAATGATCGTCCTCGGCCTTTGCGGCCCGGCCGGCTCGGGCAAGACCTTCGCGGCGCTCCATCTGATGGAGCGCCACGGCTTCGTGCGGCTGCGCTTCGCCGAGCCGATGCGGGCGATGCTTCGCGGGCTCGGCTGCACGGCCGAGGAGCTCGACGGCGCGTTGAAGGAGACGCCGAGCTTTCGCCTCTGCGGCCGCACCCCGCGCGAGGCGATGCAGACGCTCGGCACCGAATGGGGCCGCGCGCTGATCGACCCGGATCTCTGGGTGCGCGCCTGGCGCGACCGCCTCGACGCGCTCGCCGAAGAGACGCCGCAGGCGCGCATCGTCGCCGATGACGCGCGCTTCGCCAATGAGGCCGCAGCCATATGGAGCCTGGGCGGCAGCCTCATCCGCATCGACAGGGCCGGGCTCGCCCCGCCCTGCCCCGCGGCCGCCGCCCATGCGAGCGAGACACAGCAGCTGCATTACGACGCCCGGCTCGTCAATTCCGGCGAGCCGGAAGCTTTCCGCACGGCGCTGGACGAGGCGCTGGCGCGGCTGATCGGGTGAGCGAGGGGATCATGGGGCTGACGCAGGACGAGATTCACGCGATCGCCGAGGCGACGGCGGAATCGCTCAATGGCAAGATCGACGCGAAGGTCGAAGCGCAGATCGGCAAGCGGCTCAAGAACAAGTTCGAGCTGATGTTCGGCGCCAATTGCGAAGACGAGGAAGCGCGGGCCGAGATGCGGAAGGACCATGAGTTTCTGCGCTCGGCCCGCCTCGGCAAGGAGAGCCTCGCGCGAAAAATCTATATCGGCTTCGCCAGCCTCGCCGCCGCCGGCGCGCTCTATCTCGCGGCCGTCGGCATGAAAGGCCAGATCAAGTGATCCGAGGATTTTGTGAGGGAGGGGGAAGGCTCGCCGAACGCAGGTGCTCTCGACTGCCACATGCCGGCTCGCCGAGCCGCATCGTTAGCCCATAACGGGCTCATGCCGTGAACAGATTGTGCCGAGTCTCGTGCCGACGCGGACCGCTTCCGCTCTCGTCTGATGCGCCTTATGCGCGGCTGCCAAACCGCGCATAAGGCTTTGTTTTTGGCGGAAGGGGTGGGATTCGAACCCACGGTGAAGTTGCCCCCACGGCGGTTTTCAAGACCGCTGCCTTAAACCACTCGGCCACCCTTCCAGCTGGCGGATTGTGTAGGGCCGGGTCCGCGAGTCCGTCAACCCGAGCCGCGGAGCCCGAG